GAATTGATGCATTGTGTTTCGGCATACCCGTTAAAGAACGATACAGCGAACCTTAGCATGATTCCCGCCCTGCGCCGGCGCTATGCCAAGAATGTAGGATATAGCGGTCACGAGAAAGGTCTTCAGATTTCGCTCGCGGCTGTTGCAATGGGTGCCACATCTGTTGAGCGTCATATCACTTTAGACCGCGCAATGTATGGGTCCGACCAGGCCGCATCTATTGAGCCTGACGGGCTTATAAGGCTGGTTAGAGACATTAGAATTATTGACGCGGCTATGGGTAGCGGTGAGAAAATTCTAAACGATTTTGAGCAAGTACACCGCGATAAATTGGCTACACCCTATTGGGTGACCAAGTAAGATGGGAGAAGAGCCAAAAGATATCGTTTGTAATGCATGCAATAGGCACGAATTACCGATGAAACACGTGGACAAAGGCTGGGGCTGGGAGCGTTGGGTCGTCAATAACGAAGAGTATTGCGGCAAACTTCTTTACTTCAAAGGGGGAAAAAGGTGCTCTTGGCATTATCACGAACTTAAAGATGAAGTCTTTTATTTGCAATCTGGTAAGATGATGATATATTATTCTAAGGAAGATGATATCAGGAACGCCAACCAATTGATTCTCAATGCCGGCGACAACTTCCACGTTTATCGCGGCTTGCGACATCAGATGGTGGCACTGGAGGATTCGGAATTGTTTGAGTTCTCCACGACACATTACGATACTGATAGTTATCGGATCTTAAAGGGTGACTAATGACCTTCGACATAAGCGGAAAAGAATTTAAGGAAGATAGCTCTATAGCAAAAAGTATTTTTAGTGAGATAGGAGCCCTTAAAGTAATATCGTATTTTGATACGGAAAAGTTAGAAGAAGTTAAAGATGAACTTACCATCATATACAACAAGATTCCCGATTTCACCAACGTCGAGTTTGGCTTCGGGGGTATTAAAAAGCATAACACTCACGAAACCGGCAAAGCCATGCGAATTATCAATCCCCAATATTACCCGATGTTTGGAAAAACAATTTCCCTTATCGCCGAGGATCCATATTTGGATGACTTTCTTAATCACTTTTATCCTCCGCCCAATAGAAAACTAATGCAAGTCTTTACTACTCACGAATACAAGAAAACTGAAGGTGATGAAGTGCCCCGCAATTCATGGCTGCACTTCGACCCCTACCCTGCGTTAAAGTTTGCAGTGATGCTGCAGGAGACCGACGAAAATAACGGAGCCCTTTTTGTAATCCCAGGCTCTCATGACGAGGGAAAACACATCCGCGAGAATATGCTGCAGCACAAGGCAAATTTTAAAAAGGGATTCTCTCATCGATTTATAGATTATCAAGAACTTTTTGAGTCGCGATATACCGAAGACGACAAAGTATACATTGGCGCCTCTCCGGGCGACTTATTGGTATTGAACACTGATGTATGGCACGGTGGCGGCGTTCTTAAAGACGAAAGTCGGGATCGAATGGCCATTTATTATCACAATAGACAAACATGAAACTGATAGACAAAATAAAAGAGACGAACTTCTTAAGAGAAGAAAGGGAATTTACACCGGGGAGTGTGTGTTCTATCGTGGGAAGCTCTGGCAATTTGTTAGATAACGAGCACGGGACCGACATCGACAGCAGCGATGATGTCATTAGGTTTAACGGCGCAAAAACTGCCTCGTTTGAGAAGCATGCAGGCTCTCGAACCACTTTTCGCCTCATGAACTGCCACAGTATCCTCAATATCGAAGATAACGCCTATTTTGCACAGCAAAAAGCACGACATCCACAGCTTGATAGGGAGCTTTTGTATAAAATAGAGGGTGAAATCATCATTTTTAAGACAGATCCGACGTGGCAATTGTGGCAAAAAACCCACATTTTAGACCAAGTAAGGCAAAAAAATGAGGTTTATTTCATCCACAAGGACTTTTATGAGTTAGGAAACAAGCTAAATGGGGGTAAAGAGGCGACAAACGGCTTCATAGGGCTGCTAATGGCACTCCGGTTCTACTCCAAGATTGATTGTTATGGGTTTTCGTTCTATGATCCGGCTGTTAAGAAGCACTATTTCGATGAAATCAACAGTTATAACATGGTCGCAGGGCACGATTTTGACAATGAAAAGAAAATATTTTCACTTTTACAAAAGAATGGTATAATAAACATTCATGAATAAGGCACAATTATGAAATTAGGATTGATAGGAAGAGGGTTTGTAGGAAATGCTATCTACGAAAACATGAAAGATAGCTATCCGTTTGCCGTTTACGACAAAGATGCATCTCGTTCGACGTGCGGGCACGTTAGAGATGTGTGTCACAACTCTGATATCATTTATGTGGCGCTTCCAACGCCAATGAAAGAGACCGGACAGTGTGATTTATCAATCATTTATAATGTAATGGCACAAATTTCCTATTGGTATAACAATAATATTGTAATCATCAAGTCTACAATCCCACCGGGTACATGTGATGACTTAGCTATGCGCAATCCTAAGATAAAAATTGTGTTTAGCCCAGAGTTTTTGACAGAACGCAACTCCGTGGAAGACTTTAAAACATGTAATCGCGTTATTTTTGGTGGCGCCCCGGAGCATACCGCCGTTTGTGTTGCCATGATGCAGGAAGTTTTTCCAAATAAACAATATGAACAGACAGATTGGCGCACTGCTGAGATGGTGAAGTATTTTATAAACACTTTCCTTGCGTGCAAGGTTTCTTTTGCCAATGAGATAAACCAAATTTGCAATGCAATTGATGTTGAATACGATATCGTAAAGGATTTAGCGCTGCTTGACAAGCGAATTGGAAATAGTCACTTAAAAGTTCCGGGCCCAGATGGTATACTTGGATTTGGTGGAACTTGTTTCCCCAAAGATTTGAATTGTTTAATATATTTTGCCAAACAACAAGGCATAGACCCAAGCGTACTAGAATGCGCATGGAACAAGAATTTAGAAATTAGAGAAGAAAAGGATTGGCTCTCCATGCTGGGAAGAGCTATATCCATCAAATAATCATAAGGAGATTAATATGAAAACCGACAGCAATCTAAAGCTATCCAATCAAGCCCTTGGCGCGATTATGATGGCTTTGCAGGAATCCCTGCTAAACGAACTGGACATTGTGCCGATTTTACAAGGCTTCGAGCTTCAAGATGGAGACGACGGACTTACGGTTATGAACCCGCCAACAGTGCGCTTTACCGACGATAGCGAAATTAGCACCGCAGACCTAGAAAAGATGGTAAAGTAGGTGCCACGGTACCTTTACGAGTGCCAGGAGTGCGGAATAGTGGAAACTATTCTCCATGGAATGAACGAAGTACACAGCACGTGCTCAACATGCGAATCAATAGATTCTATGAAAAAGCTGTTTACGAATTCATTTGCCATTAAAAATGCAAACAACACAAACAGCACAAACAATCAAGAGGTGGGGGAACTCACCCAACAATATATTGAGGAAAATCGCACGTTGTTAGAAAAAGAACGAGAAAAAGCGAAAAAGGAAACCTATGACCCGTCTTGAAGTAATATTATCAGCCACACTCTTTGTGTCGTTCCTGTTTAATGTGGGCGTTGTCCTGTATGCCCGAGCCACACTGCTTCGGCTTCTCTCTATATCAGAAGAATTGGGAGACCTACAGCAAATGATAAACGCATTTACGACTCATCTCAGTGACATCTACAATCTTGAAATGTTTTATGGTGATCAATCTTTGGCTTCACTGCTTGATCATGCTGCATCTTTTAGTGAACAAATGGAAACCTTTGAGTACATTTACACATTAACAGAACCAGAAAAAGATCCCGACGTAGAAGACGAGGAATCTGAAGAAGAATTATTAGATGACGACGAAACCCCGTAGAAAAAGAAAAAAAGCCCCAAAAAATCATTATTTTACACAAGACCATGAAGATGCAATTGTTCGCTATACGCTAACTAATTGTTCAAGAGAGCGCACCGACCTGTATATTAAATGGATCGGTCCCGCATTCAATCAAATGGTAGACAAAATAGTTTTTACTTATAAGTTTACCAATTTGCCTAATTGTGACTCTCTCCGTGATGAGTGTAAGATATGGTTAATGACCATTCTCGACAAGTACGATCCCAACAAAGGCTCTAAAGCCTTTTCTTACTTTTCGGTCATAACAAAAAATTGGTTTATCCATAAAGTAAAAAGGCAACAAAAACGTAATCGCCGCGAGGTAGATTATGACAACATATCCAAAAGCTATGAAGAGGAATACCTCTCCACCAGTGAGTCTTATGTTACAATACGAGAAGAAGAAGAGTTTTGGGAACTTTTTTATGGTGAGCTAAAGTCCTGGGACGTATCTCAAATGAAGGATAACGATTTAAAAGTATATAAAGCTATTATTATTCTTTTTGAATCCAAGGAAGATATCGAAATTTTTAATAAAAAAGCTATTTATCTATACCTTCGAGAGATTACGGGGCTCAACACCAAGCAAATCGTAAACTCTTTGAAGAAGTTCCGCAAGAAGTATGAGCATTTTAGAGTTGATTGGGAGTCCGGCACATTATGAACCACCAAGATTTAGAAATATTAATCGATGAAGCTTTGGATAATATTCGTAATGATCGTAAAATAGCACGTGAGTTTTTGAATGAGATCGCTAACCAGATTGCTTCTGACGCGACCCAAAATAAATACTTAAGCCCGGTCGCCGCACAGCACGTTCAGTCGCTGCAGCGCTCCAACGAACAATTAGTCAAGCTTATCGGATTGCGCCAGAAGAAAGTCGGAGCGCAAGTCATGCTGACTGAAGACGATAAAAACAGTCTCTTTGATTTGATTCAAGGGGACGATCCAGCCAATGGCTAATCGCGTCTTTGCTCGTTCGGAATTCTCCACGCCACATGAGGCCGAACAAGCAGACAATGAGGCTTTACGAGATGCAGTTCGACCTGATGTGTATGGAGATAAAGAAACGTTTATTGTGCGAGTCCTAACTCGACCAATGCCCCTCAGCGCAAATGATTTTAAGGCGGTAATGGGCGCCATAGGAAGCGAAGGATATGCGTTAGCAGGATCCACTGCATCGCGTATTGTTTTTATGGGGCGTATTATGTCGGAAGGAACAGACGCCCCTTCCCCCCATTCGACAATTCCGGATCCTTGCGACCCCGCCCTCTCCGCCGACCCTGGATGCGCTGCCAAGATAATATCATGGCATACTAAGTTTTTTTCAGAGGGAGAGTACGAAGGGCTTTTACCCAGCATAGGAGACCGCGTTAAAGTGACGATTATGCCAGGCCAGTTTAAATACAATCTTCAATACGCATTTTTCACATCGCTAGACTCTATAACAGCAGCCGCGACGGACGACAGGTGCAAGTATTTTCGTGCACTATTTGACACTTCTGCATATAATCCTTTGGGAGACGTGCTCCCCACAGTCGATCCTCCGGTGACGGCTCGCTTTACGGGGGGCGCATCCGGCGCCAAGCTAAATAAATCAGGTAAATGCGCACAAGAAACAGATCCCACAACTGTAGGGGATTTGTTTTCGAAGGTTAAAACTCCTCCAACCTATCCGAATTCTACAGGAACAAAATCTAAAATGTTGCAGATGTTTGGAAATAACAACTGGAGATACCAGCAGCCTCACTTGCAAGATTTAAAGTGGCTTATTGAAGTAAAGGGAGTTACTGATATAATAAAAATGAACGGTAATACCGGAAACGATATCTCGTATAGTCATGATAAAAATTATGGTGTTTGTGTTTCCCACGCTTTGGAACAAGCATATGCAGAAAGCCTACATCCCGCCGGGTCTCCTCCGGGAACGAAAGCAAAATTCCATTATATTTATGCGCAATCAGGTTTTGTACGCGGCAGGGGATATGTCAAGTCCCTCGAAAAAGTAATGCCATTTTTTGATGTCGGCAATACTTTGATTCACTGCACGCACGGCGCGGATCGGACAGGCTTTATGGTGGCAGCATGGCTTTCAAAGGGCGCCAATGCTCAGATGATGGTCACAGCCCCCTCTGGCAAGACCGGTCTACCCCGCGAGACCACCGCACAAGCCAGCCCTTGGCAAAAGACGATCCCGGGAAAACTAGCCGACCGTCAAGCCGGCACGACGCCCAGCCCCGAGGACCTCTGGAGTTACACTAAAAGGTTTAATAGCTGGGAAACATACTTATGCAAGAGCAATAATGGAATTCCTTATTATACACGAAGATCGTCCGGAAAAATTATACTAAATGAGAACGCTAACTGGAAGTATGCGAAGTATCTGGAGGCTTTTTATCCCTTTAAAAGTTTTTGCAAACGCCACCCGTCTTGCTATGGCGCCGGCGCATGTTCTAATCCCGAAGCCCAGAGCAAATTGGGAGTAGCGCCCGGCGCCTCAGCCAAGAGTCCATGGGGAGGCGGCAAATTTGAGAGTGAAGCTCTTGCCATCGCCTCTGGCGAAAAATGTACTCAGTCTAAGTGTAATAACACCAGTGGTTGCCCAGGCAGAGAAGGAAAGGACTGGGGTTGGGTCTCTCGCGCTGATGGGCATTATGCCACTTGCGGCAAACATCCGGCATGGAAGGACCTATAGCCTCGGATTTTGAAAAGTATAGCCTAAAAAACATACTACCGAGATATTTATTAGAAAGGAGAACAGTCGTGTCAGTAAAAAGAAAATATGATCGCGCTTTAATGACAACGCCACACGGCGCTGGTCAGTTTAGAATGAACTCAATTCGCCAAGCTGTTGCTCCCGATATATATGGATCTCGCAGCACGTTCATTGTAAGAGTTTTAACGCGGCCGCTCCCTTTGAGTGTAAACGATTTTAAGGCAGTTATGGCAGCCTCCAAGGCAAAAGACCCACTGTGGGAAAACAGCAAGACTGCTCGCATTGTTTTTATGGGTCGAATATTGTCTGAGGGAGGAGATGCTCCATCGCCACATGTGACAGTCCCTGACCCTTGCTTGGTTACTAGTGCGAAACAAGCAGGCTGTGTCTCTAAGATATGTTCTTGGCATACCAAATTTTTCTCTAGCGAGAAGTTCGAAGGGAAAATCCCGGATATTGGTGACAGAGTAAAGGTTACAATTATGCCTGGCGATTTTAAATTCAATCTTCAATATGCTTTTTTTGATTCACTGGAGTCAGTGGGTGAGGGTTCTGATGTTGATAAGATGTGCCGCACAAATTTGAAAGGTCAATTTGACCAGTTTGATTATACGGAACTCGGAGACATTCTCGAATTAGATTATTCCATGATGGCTGGTGGTACTGGTGGTGGTGGGTCCGGCGGTAGTGCTGGTCTACCAAATGCACGCCCCGGATCCCTATCGCTATACAAAAAGGCGAAGTCCACACGGTATAATGTAGATTTTGCTGCCATCAAAGCCGCCCTACCGTGCGCGCCCCCACCGGCCGATGCCTCAGCCACAAACATAAAAGCCTATTTTGGTTCAGCTTGGAAAGATTTCAAAAAATCCATTGCCAAAACAGAAGGAGATGTTAACTCCAACAATCAAGCAGCATATCTAGGCAAATACCAATTTGGTGTCATAGCACTTGAAGATACTAGATTTTTACAAAAAGGAGTGTGGAAACATGTTCGGTCAAAATGCGGCGGACAGCATGCGGGATCCAAGTCGTGCGTTATGAGCATTCTCGAAAATCGAGAACTCGCATTTAAACTAGATTCGGACGGTAAGCCAACTACGGAACGCTATACCAACAACTGGAGAGGCACCGCCGGCGTCAATCACGTAAATCAATATTTAGGAAACGACTCCGCTCAAGAGAAATCCATGGATGCGTTGGTGCAGCGCAAATTCAATTCAATAAAGGGGCATGTAGATTTAAATAACGTTGCGGATGTCGCCGGGATGCTAGGAGCCGCCCATCTCGCCGGCTCCGGCGGGAAAAGCTGCCGATCAGCCGGCGGCAAGCCCTGTGGTGCCATTGGAATGCGCGAGGGTGGCTCTGAAGTGACCGACGGAAACGGCACATTGCCAAGCACTTATTATTGGAAAAAAGGATCCGCCATGTGCAGCGCCCTCGCATCCCGATAAACATTTACAGGAAAATGTGCACAATTTCATACAAATTAATAATTATTTAAGGTAAAGTTAGAGAAAACCTATGGCAAAGAAAATACCACTATTAAACTTAAAGGCTCTGAATAAGCGCCAGCGCGCCCTGATAAAGTCCAATCAATTATTGATGGGCGTTGAGGACTCGGCGGGATTTTGGGAGCAAGCTGGCATCGATCAGGAAGCCGACGCTTTAGCGTCATTTGTTCCCCCTAAATCGGGAATCGCTCACACAGCCGGCCCCGAGCTTCCGATGAATTTTGAAGCGGCACCCGATTCACTTCAATTAGGTCCTGGCGGCGCCGCAGGAGGAATTGTATTTGGTCGTGATCGTCCGGCTAGTCTTGCTAGCGGCTTCGGTGCTCAAGGTTGCAATAAATGCAGCACAATTGACATTGTGGTAGGACGTATGTCATCCGCTGGCACTCCGCCGGGCTCCGGGCCCGCCGGAGAGGTTTCAACGGTAAGCCCGTCGATTTGTACCGACGCCGCCCGCATATATATTAGCCAACTTACAGACGTTGATATAAACTTTGGTATCGCCAAAGGTAGGACGACAGAGCAGATGGCACAATCCGCTGTTGCAATTAAAGCAGATGCTGTTCGACTTGTCGGGCGAGAGGGAATTAAGCTAACGACCGGTCGCTCGTTTGCGTTCAAAGCCGGCAAGGGCGGCGAGAAGAACTCACGTGGCGGCGAAATCAGCATGCCGGCGCCCCCCATTCAGCTTTTAGCAGGAAATAACGATGGCGTTTCGGAGTATGCTGCCACCAACTGGCTCCCCGAAATGAGTGTTAATAATTTACAGGGTGTGGCGAAGGGCGAAAATACTAGAGATGCATTCCGGTCACTATCAAAAATTTTAGGACAACTCATTGGGACTGTATATATGATGACTTTGCTACAGAATGCATTCAACTCCATCGTTGGAATTAATTGGCGGATGCCCCACTATGGTATAATGCAGGGATTCACAGGAGTTCAATATTGTGCAATCATTCAAAATTCTTTATGGCATACGCGAGTTAATAAAATTGTTTGGGAGCTTAACTATGCATACCCCATTGGATACAAATATGTCACAAGCAGGAATGTATATTCCACATAAGTAGAAAATTATGGCAGGCGAAACTAAAAACAAATCCGAGATTTTAAAATGGCAGGATAAGAACGGCAATCTTCAACATGATGCATGCCCTGACGATGAGATTGTCGCAGAAGTAAAAAATTGTCCCCCTTGTAGACGAAATCCAAACGCAGTTCTTCCGAATTGGAAGAAGAAGAAGATTCACGAACCTTGGTTTAACGAGAAATATTGCACTTACCAAGTGGCGGTTGTTACGAAATACACCACAGTAAAAGAGCAAACTATTGGCGATATCGTCCGCGTACCCACTATAGATTTGACGTCTGAAGCTGGCATGGGCGGGCGAGGGGACCCCACGATCTCTATGACTGAAGGGAATGTCCCTATCGCCTATTCTGCAATCGAGATGCCGGCAGATCCAGATCTGGAAGCCATCGAGAGAGAGGATCTAGAAGCAGAAGGATTTGTTAGAGGAATCTTTGAAGAGTATAGAGAAGCGGCGATTGAATCGTTACTAAAAAACTTTACCAAGAAGAACGATCAGTTTACTCGCGATGAGCTATCAAAGGTTGTTCAATTCACGAAGTACTACCTCAGCCCGCGTAACACGGCTCGCGTAAGGCTTCTTTATACTATACCTTATGAGGATTTTGCCTCGATTGAGGAGGCGTCAGACGATAGCGACGAAGAAGAAGAGGAGGCCGGCGATACTGTAGTCGAGTATGTGGCGCACGAGATTGCTCCCAAGCTAAATCGCTTCCGGCGCGCCATGGATTTATATTCTCGTTATTATCGCGTTTTTAATGCTATCGATAACGGGGTCTTCGTTTTTGATCAGGCGCCTTTGACCGGAAAAGTATTCACCAAAAGCGCTTTTGATAAATATGGCGATGGTTTGGGCGACAGAGGCAGTCTTATGTATGCGCTGTTGCAGCGATTGGACGAATGGCTTAATGGAAAAGGATTAAACATTTTTGGCGTTGGCGATATTGTTATTAATTTCGGGATCAAGCGCGCAGAAAAGCTCGAATTTACATTTAACAAAGAATATAAGCTAACGAAACTTAGAGTCTGGGTGCAAGGATGCCCCGAGACTCCATTGTTATATAATAAAAGTCTGGATAGTTTGAGAGCAACAGAAGCATGGAAAGATCCGACCGCATGCGCCTATTTTGCTCAACTAGACAAACTTGATGGTGCTCTTCAGTCACGAGTAGAAACTCCATGGACTGAGATCGTCGAGACTTATACGTGGCCTAAGGTGGTATCAAAGTTTAACTATCCCAGAGAAGAAGTGGATAATGCTAATGCTGATGCTTTGGGGTGCGTTGGGCAGGCGCTTGATAAAGAAATGAAGCAACTTGGTCAAGATATCATGGATGATGTTTTTGGCTTAGGGGATGCTCTGGCGTATGCTTTCAATAAAAATATATGCAAGAAAGACGTTGAAGAAGCCATTGATGCCACTAACAAATTAGGAATAACGTGGGATCCCACCAACCCAAAGAAGGGGGAGAAAGGGCACAAGCCTATGCTTCTTCTTGCTCGTGAACAAGCCTATAAACAACTTAACAAAGAAGAGCAGGTATTTACAAAAGTATGTGCAGCCACTCTCGAAATGATCGCACTCAGCGGCATGAAAGAAAAACAAGAACAACGCATAGCAGCCGCAAAGAAAAACTCTCCCGACCTCGCTAGCGCCATCCCGGCTCCCCCCAATCCTATGCGGCATCTCGATAACCTTTTTGATGGACCTTTGGCACAAGTAAAGAATTGTGGACTGCAAGGGATGCTTGTTGATGCCATTAAATGTCTGTTCAAAGGAATTACTCTTGAGCAAGCATTGGCAAGCGTAGCAAAAGCAGCTCTGGAGAATATGAATATCACCACTTACGGCGATCTATTCGTGGGATTGCCTCCGGAGAAACAAGACAAGCTTAACGCACTAGTACAACAAAAACTCAACGAGGGAGATTTCTTTAAAGCTCAATCGGGAGGCGAAAGGTTATCTCGCAGAATCGAAGAAGGCGCCGCTCCCGGTACCGAGAACGACCTGCCGCTCTTTGGAAAAATAAACTTTGTAGCTCCATGGGACGACGAAGAGGCTCTTGAAGCCGAAAAGCGCCAGGAAAGCGGACCGTCCACCAAACAAGAACGCACTCTCGCACAACAATACGAACAAGCACATAAAAGCCCCAGCGCCGCCTCTGATGTCGTTCTTCAGGCTTATACGGCAGCAATCTTAGAGGAATATGCCGAGGATTTTCTTGGACTCATAGACATGCTCAATAAGTATCCTGGCGCCCAGTTGATTGCTAGTGTTATCGCTATGTTCGATTGCCCGCGCCCACCGCTCTTTGACCCCAGTTTCATGGATTTTATTAAAAGCATCGAACTGCCGTTTTGCAAAAACATAAACGACATCACGCTGCCAGGGCTGACAAACCCCTTTGGGTGGATCCCAGATTTTTGGGATCTCGCGAAGAAAATCTTTGAAATCTTTAAGATTGTAGTTATGCAGACAATCATGAGCATTCTAATAAAATTGATTGTTAAGTTATGTGAATTAATTGGAGATGCCATTTGTAACGCCCTCGCCGTTGTCGGTGACGTTGCCGCCTCTCTCCCGGGACTCGTAACGGGTCGCACGCAGCTTGCAGACGTTATACGTGAATCTATTTGCGGCGAGGACGCCTCCGACCAGAAAGTTGAGGACACCATCGCAGACATGTTTGAAAAGCTCGGTATCGGCGGCGCCGCGCTAGCTGACCGCGATGCCGTAATGAATTTTGCAGGGGACCTATCTTCGGCAGTAACCGCCGACGAACTAACAAACGCACTGCTCGGAGATCCCTCAGACGAGTTTCTGGAATTGGCTGAGGATCTGCTAGATTATGAGTATCCTCAATTTAGAGATGGGCTTCCCAACAAACAAGGATTGGCCGACTTCTTTGGCTCCATGGGTAATCTCTTTCCAGCAGACGTTCGAGATTCCATGAGAAACATGTTAGACGACATGCCAGAATCGGCGATGTTCCCAGCCAACCCTTCCTTGTGTGCGACTGAAGAAGATCTTAATAATTTTAGAGACTTGCGGTGCACACTGTTGGAAGGGCGCGCAACTCCAACGCAGTGTCGAACAATGTTTGACGACATGCAAAAAGAAATGTTAGAAGATTTGGATAATATCGGAGATTGGCTTCAGAAGGGCACCCCAGAAGCGCTAGCGGACGCTCTGCCTCCCTTTATATCAACTCCTGGCTGCGATGATGGATTGATTCCTTTTGAGTCAGAAGAAGCAGTTAAAGTTACGAGCAAGGTATTGAGCGATGCGCTTGAGCACCTTAAGGTTGATTTTTCGAGAGATATGCTGGGGAACGGTGGCTTGTTTGCTGGAGATTCAGACTGGGGATTCATCAACATGATTCTTGCAGATACCTCTGGGATGCCACTCTCAGCCCACCGAAGACGGACTTCTGGAGATAGAGAACGAGTAGATTTTGTGCAACAGCCAACCTGGGACGGCGACTGGTGGGACCTCCTATTCCCAGATCCGGTCTCCGTCGACCAACAACAAGGACAATTTCCCAAGTGGGTAGCCGGCTGGCTAAAGGATCAAATGACAGGACTTGAATTAAATTTTGATTCCAACAACGACTGGCAAAAACCTGAAATATTTACACGAAGTTTTGAAGACTTGGGATTTGAGGGATGGTTTGGCACACTAAACATAAACTTATTGGCAATGCCCGAATACGGATATAATGTAAGCTTTGGAGTAGACTATGAAGATGAAGAGGTTACCATCACCCGCGCCGGACGAAAAGATCATACGGACATTCAGCTACAATTCAAGAACAACAATAAAGGAAAACGCGCTCAAGGAGTAACTCCATGGTCATGGGGTTATAATGTTAATCTCTACCTTTCTGATCTCGTTGAGGGACCCCCTCCTGCGGGATTAAGTGCGGCAAGTTCTATAGTGACCGGGACAAAGATGGTCGAGTCACTGGTCACCGCCGAGGGTGTTCAAATTGAAAGGGCTGATGGGAGCGCATTGGGCACGCGCACTCCAGTCGAAACAATTCACAATGTATTTGCGGACAATGCTCGCGTAAGTATTGTCACACTCAGGAACCAAGCGGTCCCCAACATACCCTCAGCCGGATTATCAGACGAGGAAATTGCAGAGTTAGAGGATGAAGCAGCAGAGGCTTCCGGCGAAATGATAATTAAAGATCGCAAATATGAATTTGTAGGGACCGATAATACGCTTCACGAGGTAGATACCTCCGAATACCCACTCTTCTTGCAATCCTTTGGAACAAAGGGTAGATACATGCCACAAGTAATATTGTTGTACAATATGTTATCTAATGCTGGATATACCGGAACCGAAGCTGCCATAAAAGACTTTCATGACTCTTTCATGTCAAAAATTCTTCAGAATTTTAGAACTGCAATTGTTGAGAACACGCAAGGATGGAAGTATGGCGCCAAGTATGATGATTTGACTGAAGCGGATATAGAATATGTCGTAAAGCCCGGACAAACCGAAAGCGCCGGCGGAACAGAATATGGAGATGCGTATATATTAGACGGAGAAGGTGAAGAAGTAAAGATTACAAACGATGATGGTATTTTGGGGATCAGTGCGATGCAGTGGCGACAAGATCACCTGGGCGAATCTCGCGAAAATCGTGTCTTTTATCTTGACCCCGGCACATATGGAGGAAGCTTTTCTAACCCTCCCGTTTATGTGAAGCCCTTAAAGAACACCGGGTGGCTGGGAATGACTGAGGTTTTGTTCCCTGAATTAAGCCCTTGCAAACCACAGTTGACAGATCTAGTTGATTTTAGCAGCATTGAAGGAGAAATTAGCCAAGCTTATTCCACAATACCCGAAGACGACAGATTAAAAAACGATCCCGAATGTATGACTGAGTTGCCATATAACAGGATCCTTATGCGCCCCAACAAGGCAGGTATCCAGGGGCTAATTTCGGCAGCATGTAGAATTTATGCTAGCACACATTTAGTTAAGGGCTTAGCAACTTTTAGTACCTTTTATCCTCAATTTCCTGAAACATATAGCGCTCTATACGCAAGCTATATTGTAGAAGTCATGGAAGAAGGATTTAAAGATGCACAAACCGCCGGCTGGGAATTTTTTAATACGTTTAAAGATGAAGAATTTTGGTATTCGTTTTTAGAGCAAGCGGTTCAAACGTATTCACGCCGTGTAGATGCGGAAGAAATAACTGACGCACCACAAACCGTCATCGATGCACTTGTTCGCATTAACGATATGCAAGAAAACTTCAATTATGCTTATGAGGAAGAACTAAAGGCAGCCCGCGATACTAATGAAGCCCAGGATTGGCCATTCGATACCTTAGCGTCCTTCCGCACCGAAAAGAATTATGAAGCAATTCAACAAACGGAAGAAGACGCGAAACTTGTTCTCAAAGAAATAGTGATGACAGAGTTGAACACTATGGGTAAGAAGTTTATAGACAACTTGAAGGGAGTGGGATTCAACCCTAAGTATAAAGATATGGATTATTACTTTATGCAGTATTTCTGTCGCGGCTCCGATTCCGATGGCGGCAGCATTCAGCTTCAGGGTGATTTTGTTGAAAAAGCTGAAGCCCTTCCAGAAGTGCCTTACGAACAGAACGAGGACGCCGACGGACCGTATTATACTGATGGTGGCGAGCTATCCACACAACCTGACGGCGATGATTATGTGGGCTATTATCATATAACCAAAGATGAAATGGGCAACATTATCTATATGGAGGGTGAAGAGCACTCCGACACACCTCATGGAGAATTAACTGTTTACGCTCACCAAGTAGTGGTGAAAGTGGAAACGGCTTGGGGCGAGAGAGATCTCGGCGATATAGCCGACTATGACGCGGTGACTGTCGCCCCCGACTCGGAGAAACCCTTTATAATAGAGAAGTACATTAGTATTAATGGGAGCAGATACAATACAGAAGATGCTTATGATAAGATTGTCGCCAACGATCCCGAAGCCAACTTACATGATATTTATCCTGGCACCCTAGAAACAGTTAAAACGGTAGTGATCGATGATCACACCGGAGAAGAAAAGGAAAGAGTAGTAGGAATTACGGGAGAAATGGGAGTACGATATGGACTCGAACTTTCTGTGGTGATGGGGGCGAAAAAGCTTCTCCTCACATCAATAGAGCTAGATGCTCTTGACCTGCCCGTTAAAGCCTTTAAAAAGCTGGCTCCTAATACCAAGATATTACTTTGTCTCATCAAATTACTTAAAAAGGATAACACATTTAGATTGCTCTCTCGTTATATTTTCAGCACAACCAAGATGACAGCGATCTTGGCAATGTATAACGATGTGGGATTCATGCCCTCTATCGGAGAAAAGACTACACCGCGCCCAGGTTGGGGAGCGCTCGGCGACGGCACAGCACAGAATTCAAGTACGCCGAGCAAAAAGCCGGGTATGCGGATCACCGTCCAGGACGACAAATCCCTTAGCTACGGCAGCACCGACGGCTGGCAATATGGAGGCTCCGCCCCCCGCCGCAGCGACTACTGGGGGGTTAAAGAATGGGACAACTGGGATCAGATACTCCTGCGCAACTCCAAAGCCCGCATCAAACGCCTTTTTAAAGCTTACTATAACACAAGAGAGTTCAACCCCACTGGTGATGATGACTTTAAGCCTTCACAAATTTTGATAAATAATCTAAAATCTTCAATGTATCCACCGGTAGGAATGAACCTGTTTGGGTGGTTTACGCCATTCCGAACGAATCCATTTAATTCAGACGGGCAATTATGCAAGAAGTGAGTATTTATAGCATAGAGGATACAAAATGGCTTCAATAGGCGTGCGACTGCCCATCACTCACAACTCAGCCGATGGGTTTACAATGCTAAAAAGCATTCAGTCAACCCTGAAGCAAAATTTTAAGATGCTTTTGTTAACGGATCCCGGCGAAAGAGTGATGGATCCAGATTTTGGGTGTGGGCTTAGGACCTATTTGTTTTTAAATTATAGCGAAAACGTACACGAACAAGTTCGTAGCAAAATCTTAAAACAGACGTCGCTTTATATTCCTGCAATTTCTATTACGGAACTCGATTTTGGCATTGAGCCAGATTTAAATAAGTTGTCGGTACGGATTGATTACACAATACCCGCCATAGGAATAGCAGATTTATTAGAATTTACTATTTAATAATGAGGTTTTTTGATGGCTGATGATCAAAAGAAAATTTTACCGATTAACTACACTCATAGAGAGTTCGAAGGTATACGTAGCGACTTGCTTCAAATGGCCGAAAGGTTCTATCCTGAAAACTTTCAAGATTTTAGTGAAGCTTCCTTCGGTGCTATGATGCTGGATGCCGTCGCATATGTCGGTGACCAGCTTGCGCTCTATCTGGATTATAACGTTAACGAGTCTTTCCTAGACACCGCATATCAATATAGTAATGTGGTCCGTCACGGAAGAGTGTTGGGGTATAAAAACCTCGGCCGCCCATCCACCTTTGGTCCAGTCGCTTTGTATATTCAAGTTCCTACCATCACAACTGGTATGGGTCCCGATCCTTCTTACATACCTACACTATCCCGAGGCACTACATTTAGCTCACAAAACGGTTTAGCCTTTGTCTTGACAGAGAACGTATCCTTTTCTGATCCCAGCAACCAGACGGTGGTTGCACAGGTGGACGCCGAAAGTGGTGCCCCCACCCACTATGCAATCAAAGCATATGGGAATGTGGTTTCCGGGCACTTTGGTCAAGAAACAGTCGATGTCGGCGCTTTTGAGAGATTTAAAAGAATTCAATTAGCAAGCACAAATATCTCCGAAATTATTTCAGTATTTGATTCCGAAGGTAATCAATATTTTGAAGTTGAGTATTTGGCACAAGATATGATCTTTAAAGAACTGGCAAACACTAACTATCAAAGCGACAATGTCCCCTCTATTTTAAAGCCTTTCTTGGTTTCTCGAAAGTTTATTGTTGAGCGCGGTCGAGATATCGCATACTTGCAGTTTGGAAGCGGCAATGCTGCTGAGTCAAATGTGGTAGCAAACCCTCAACAAGTAGCAATTGATGTTTTTGGGAAGAGCTATGTTACCGATACGGCATTTGACCCTACGCGACTTTCTAAAAACAAGAACTTTGGGATTTGCCCCGCCAACACCACTTTAACTGTAACCTATCGTACCACCAACCCGGCGAACTCAAACGTATCAGCCGGCGCCCTAGACACAGTATCCAGCACTATGATGGATTTCGCAGATAGAACCATCCTAAGTGATACAACTGTACAGGAGATTGTTCAATCTTTGGAAGTGTCTAATGAGGAGCCTATCGTTGGCGACGTGTCTACCCCTTCGACGGGAGAAATAAAGAGGAGAATCTTCGACACCTTCCCCACACAGAATCGTGCGGTGACACAGGCTGATTATGAAAATTTAGCTTATAGAATGCCTGCTAAATATGGCTCTATCAAGCGCGTATCCGTTCAAAAAGATCAAGATTCTCTTAAACGAAACTTAAATATGTATGTGATTTCTGAAGATTCTTTCGGATTGCTCACTAAAACCAACTCTTCCATTAAAAATAATTTAAAAACTTGGCTCGAACAGTATAGAATGATTAATGATACTGTTGATATTCTCGATCCTTATATTATTAATATGGGAATTGACTTTGTAATTAAGCCAGTCCCCGGCGCCCACCGCGCTGATGTTCTTAACAATGCCGTTAATGCACTCACGGCAAAGTTTCAAGAAGGATTTTTTATTGCGGAAGAGATTTCTATTAGCGGCATTTATAACGAATTGAACAAGGTAGGAGATATCTTAGATGTCGTGACAGTTAAGCTTTATAACAAGCTGGGTGGAAGCTATTCCTCGGTCGCGTTCGAAGTCCAAAAGAATCTATCACCCGATGGTGGTTCGCTGATCGCACCCCGCAACGCCATTTTTGAAATCAAGTATCCTTCAGTAGACATCAAAGGAAAGATTAGGTAACACTCCATGATTAGAAAGTATACAGCTTCGGCAGATACGACAATAGTAAATGCTTTTCAGCCCAACTTGCAAACCCGCGGGACGGGCGCAAATATGGGCATGGCCGATGTTATGGAAGTATTCTCCATCTATGGAAGACAAACGCCTAGCAGTTCTGCCGCACAGGGATCTCAAGAATTATCACGCTTGCTTATTAAATTCCCACTGACGGGAATCACAGAAGACCGTACCGCCGGACTTGTGCCGGCTAGCGGCAGCGTCCGCTTCATCTTGCGACTCTACAACGCTCAGATCGCCAAAACGGTACCGAGAGATTATAAGCTTGTAACCTACGCTGTTTCGCAGTCATGGGAAGAAGGAGTCGGATTAGACTTAGAAGGCTATAAAGACTACACAAAAGGCAACACTGGCGCAAACTGGATCGATAGGATCAGCGCTGATGTTCCTGAGATCACAAAGCTTGTGTTTGGTTCCGACACTCCAGATGATTATGCTGCCGGCTCTGGAGAAAACTATGTAAAGCTTTATGACACTTCTACTCGCTACAATTTTTGGTTTAAAGATACCGGCGCCGACACACTCCCGAGCGCTGACGGAACAGAGATCCGAGTCGATATCAACGGATTAGGCTCAGCAGCCGCCATTGCGGGTGTCTTCCAAGCCACAGCATCTGCGCAAAGTGGTTTCTCAGCCAATATCGATGGAGCCACAGTTTATGTAACAGCTAGCACCTCTGGTTCTTCAACTAATACGGGTGTTGAGGGTACCCTGAGCGACTTGACAATCACCACTCCGCAGGACGGCGGCTTTGCCACCCGCTGGCAAGCAGTCGGTGGAAGCTATTTGACTGGCGGCTCTTATCCGTTCTTTGAACAGTCGTTTGAGACGGGGCTAGAAGATTTGCAAATAGACATCACTTCACTGATCGAAAGCTGGATTGCCGGCACCTATGAGAACTACGGCATGGGTGTGCACCTGTCAAACTCGTATGAAGCTTATTTCTCTGGCTCTGACGGCGAGAACAGTGGCAGCGTTCTTAACATTACAGACGGCGCAACCAAATCTTATTACACAAAGCGCTTCTTTGCGCGAGGATCACAGTATTGGTTTAAGCGGCCGCGCCTTGAAGCGAGATGGGACTCGACATTTAGAGACAATCGTGGCGACTTCTACTATAGTGCCTCCGCCGCCCCAGCCGCAGACAATTTAAACACAATTTATCTTTATAACTACGTCCGCGGTCGCTTGGTAAACATTCCGAACATCGGAGTTGGCAATCCTTATGTGAGCCTTTACTCCGGCTCTTCGGACAATTCTGCCCCAACCGGCTCCAAACTATCGTCCATCGCTGCCAGTACCCCCGTCGGCGCCGGCGCCAAAAACATAACAGGCGCATATGTCTCAACAGGTATTTATTCTTGCGACATAGGGATCGCTTCTTCATCAATCACTCACTTGTTCGATGTTTGGCACGATGGCACCACCGAATATTTCACCGGGTCCATTGTGCCCGTGCTCCAAACTGGTGAAATGACGCGACGAACGCCCATTTATTACTTGAACATTACGAACTTACAAAATGAATATCGTGCAGATGAAACTGCACGTATGTATTTGTACGTGCGAGACAAGAACTGGAATCCCACCATTTACACACAAGCCAACACCAACGCTCCAACCACTGCGATTCAAAGCGCATCTTATCGCGTCTATCGCGTGCTAGACGGCTATCCCGCCATTCCACACGGAACCGGCTCCAACTACGAAACAGGTCTCTCTTATGATGTTTCCGGAAATTATTTTGACCTAAACATGAAAATGTTAGAGCCTGGATATGAATACGGGGTAAAATTTGCATTCTATAATAGCGAACTCAGCACGTGGAGCGAGCAAGACGAAACGTTTAAATTCCGAGTAGAAAATTATGAGTATTAAAAAGCTTTTTGATACAGCAACCAACGACTTACAGTACAGCGACTACAAGACACAAAAGGAAGCTTTTGAGCCGGTAGAGTCCGCCAGAAATGCGGAAGCGATTCATCTAAAGCAAAATACCTTTGTTCCGCAGATAGACTACGCAGAACCTGAGAATTTCGCTCGATACGGTTCTGGTTATCTTTATTATAGCGGCGCAATGAACCGCATTATTGATTTCTATCCTTATGATGGCTCGAAAGCTGAAAAGAACGAATTCTATAACAAGCTTTTGGAAGTTGAAAAGTATGTTTTCGACAAGCTATACCCCAAGTCAACAGGATATGCGATTTTAAGCCCCGACGGCTACACGGGTGTTGGTCCTCAGACGGATGATGGCTATGGAACCCCCAACTCTTATGAGTATATCACGCTCAAGGGCGGACCCGGCACAGGCTCTGCCGGCAGCAGCCTGGTCTCTAAGGGTTCTAATCCATATTCCGATAAGTTCACTTACAGTAACGTTTATGATACATCAATTTATATAACTGAAGGTCTCCCGAGCGACTATGGAAAGGGCACGCGCCAGTCAAACCTTAAGGCCAATTTTGACACTGGCGTAACGATTGAATTTTGGCTCAAAAAGCCCGGGTTTGCTACTGGAACATCACAAAAAGAAGTTGTTTTTGATCTTTGGAACAGTGCGAGTTACACAAATCCTGAGTATGGGCGTTTAACGATCACGCTGCAAGGCGCGGATGCCGGCGCAACCCCCTTCTTGGTAACAGCACAATCCGGCACAATATCAGCTTCTTTCGTTACACAATCGATTGGTACGGGGCTCACTCCCTCGTCGCTTCAGTCATGGGGTCACTATGCGTTTGTGCTCCAAAATTCTGGCTCAATGCTCAAAACTAAGCTTTATGTTAACGGTTATCTTAATGACACCACTTCGTCGTTCTCGTCAGGTGGAAGTACATCTGGGAGCCTGGGGGAGATCACGGGAACAGGAGCTACAGGAAGCATGATTGGGCGCATCGGAGCGCTGCTTACCAATCCGACCAATATCCGGTGGCAAGCCGCTGTGCCTCCAAGTGCCAGTTCTGCTCGAAACGGTGATGCTAGATTATCCGCATCTCTTGATGAATTCCGATATTGGAAAGTTGCGCGAGACGCCAAACAAATCGGAGAAAACTGGTTTACGCACGTAGGCGGCGGCACAAACAGAGATATTTCTAATACGACCCTTGGTGTCTATTACAAATTTAACGAGGGTATAACGGGAACTGACACCATTGACGACATAGTTTTGGACTATGCAGGTCGTGTTACGAACGGCGCCTGGACTGGCTATGCCTCGACACACCGAAACACTGGTTCAGCAATTGTTTCAGCCTCCGCAGCCAGCCGCGAAATCGGTGATCCCATCATGCGCGCCTCAAACACGCTGGTTTCCACGTTAAAAACCAATTTGCTTGAAAGCGGCTCCTTCCACGATTTAAACAACAATTCTCAATTCCTCAATTATGCGCCATCATGGGTTATTGAAGATCACGAAAACGAAGGAAATGATAACTTAAAGATCATCTCCCACATTATGGGTACATATTTTGACAAGATGTATCTGCTCACAAGCCAGTTGCCAGGATTGCGTCAGTTAAACTATACGACCGCTTCACACGCGCCGGTTCCGTTCGCATCCCATTTGCCTCAGTCAATTGGTCTATATTCTCCCGAAATCTTTGTGGATGCGACCATTCTAGAAAGGTTCGAGAATCGAACTGAGAAGGCATTATTCGAGAGTCAGTTAAACGAAGCCAAAAACCTGATTTATCTCAATCTTTATAACAACTTAACAAGCATTTACAAGTCGAAAGGAACCGAGAAGGCACTTCGGAATGTGTTGAGATGTTTCAACCTCGACGATTCTTTAGTTCGACTGAAGGTTTATAACAAGAACCACACATACCAGCTTAAAAATAATATTGCGCAATACATGCTTGACCGTTCAGCGCTGGATTATAACCAATCGGGCAACATCTCGGCTGTCGTTTATCAGGCAGAAGACACCACAAACGCAAACTCAAGAGGATATCTGTCGGCTTCCCGAGGAACAACCGGTAAAGAATATATTGAGGCACCGTTTGGAGCCACGATTGAAGCCTCTCTCACTTTCCCGAAATTCTTTTCAGGGCAAGATAAGTTTGATAGAACGTTTATTACATCTTCATTGTTTGGGTTATATGAAGCAAAAACCGGAAGTGCCGACGAAAGAACTGGCGTGATCACGACGACTCGGGCATACGACCGGGCAAACTTTCAAGTAATGGCAGTTCGCGACAGCGTATATTCGAAGAATGTCTACTTCAAGCTTACGTCCTCTATTGATCCGAATCCGTTTCCCACCTTGAGAAGTGATGTATTCTTAGGAGTTTACGACGATTCAGACTGGAATATTTCTGTAAGATTAAGGCCAACGATTTATCCACTAACGACCGAGGTTTCGGGCACCGGCGCAGGCTTGCGTTTTGGTTACGATGTGGTTTTCCGCGGCATCAACACTATTCTTGGCACAATTAGGAACTCTTTTGAAGTTTCCGGCGCCGTCGCCGGCGGCAAGGATGCTACGACCGGTTGGATCGATTCTTACACAAGTGGATCTAGTTTCCTGCGCGCTGCCAAGAGGCTTTATGTTGGCGCCAGGCGCACCAACATTACTGGCGCCGTTATCAATCAAACAGATGTAAGATTCCATAATGTTAAATATTGGACCAAGTTTATTGGTAACACCTCTCTCGATCAACACCTATACGATCCCGAGAATGCCGGCGTTTCAGGTTCGTACCGAGATATCTCACCAAAAGATGCTGAGTCCGGACAGCGCATTAAGCACGACTTAACGAATGCCAGGACACTCGCTCTTGAATGGAATTTTGGAAATGTAACGACATCCGATGGTACCGGTAACTTCATAACCACAGATTTTAGTTCAGGGTCTTATGCAGAGAGAACCAAGTATGGATGGCTTGGAAACGTCGTTGGATGGCAACATTCTGGCTATGGATATGGTTTCCCTGCGTCTGACACCAAGGTTGTGCAAAAGCAGCTTACAAACATGTATAAGTTCATCGATCCCGAACAGGCTGTGTCGGCAGATATGATTCAAATTCTTGACAAAGATGATGAAGTGTTTGGAGTGGTTGAAACTGTACCCAACTTTATCTATACAATTGAGAAGAGCCAATATGAAGCCATTTCCGAAGAAATGCTCAAGTTCTTCGCGGGTGTCATTGACTTTAATAACGTTATTGGTGAGCCCATTAATCGCTATAGAGACCGCTACAAGACTTTGGAAAAGCTACGACAAGCCTTCTTCCGTCGAGTAACCACCATCACCGAAGTTGAAAAGTTCGTTGAATACTATAAGTGGTTCGATGATGCGATATCAGAAATCATTTCACAGCTTGTGCCGGCATCGTCTGATCTTATTACCGGTATTCTCAACACAATTGAGCCCACTGTTCTCGAAAGACCCAAATACGAAACCAAATACCCCACCTTAGAAGCCAAGCCACCCGATCCAGAAGGAGTGGCAGTAGGAGAAGCCGGCGCGACTTGGGACGCACGCGCAGGCACAAGTCCTGTGGAATCTTCTCCTCGCGACACCCGGCTCCACATCCCCTTTTGGAAGAACCGCGCAATCCGTTCGGCGGCGGAAATCTCTGCTGATCGATTCGTCGGCGCCGCCGCGGCAGCAATCATTGATGCCCAGCGCGAAAAGTTTAGAAAAGTCATTGTCTCTGCACCGCACATGAGCCGATCAGCGCCCACATTTTTCGATGTAGGGACGACGAGCCTTTATACGGGAAATGAATTTAGAATTAATACCCTGGCACGTCTCCAAAAGTTTAAAGTCCATCGCGACTATAATACTCACGGCGCCCTGAAGGGTGGCACAAACTTCGATGCCAACAAGAATATTCACTTTACTTATGCTGCTCTGCACCCCGGAGGTCCAATTGACCAAGCCGGCGGACGCTTCGTTCCTCAAAATATTTTGCTTGCATTCATGGAAGATATAGTAAAGCTTCCCTATGATAACGATCCAAAGCTCCCGACCGAAAAGATTAAGCGTTATTTGAAAGTTCATCACGGCCGCGGCTCCACGTCCGGCGCAGACTACGAAGATGCTAAATCTTCAATCGTATTTCCCTTCAATCTGATTAGCCCTGTAACACAATCTGACACACTTGCAGGCAATCTTGCACAGAAGGCTTTGAAGACGGGCTACCAAAAGGAAGTCTACGAAAAACTCTCCCAGAGCATCGCAATCACCAACCTACACAATGATGTATATGGTAGCGACATGGAGGTGCCCCTGCAGGGACCTTTCACCAACTATGCTGTTGGTGGACACCAGTCCCGGCACGTAGCTGTCAACTACAGCAGTTCCACACGCCCACTTGATACTTGGAGCACTCGACCAGAAGCTTGGAAGATTTTGCTGGGTCGCTGTATTGGACCCTCTGGCGCCATCGGCATGGTGGGACCAGATTATCCCACTCCCGATGGTAATACGGCGTCTTCTCCCCCTTATCCCGCCACGCTATCTCAAAAGGCAATTTATTATCGCGACATGATCGCCAAGAGCCCGGTTAATATTAGGAATATCCGGCTCACCACCGGCTCGACCATTTTAGGCAACTATCGTCAAACGAGAGAGATTGTGCAGAGCGTCGGTGCGTGGTCCAACCCTCGCCACTTTATTGATAATCAACCAGCATTGCCATCTAATGTCTTCCAGAACAACGCCACCGGCGCCACTTCTACAAATACTATTTTAGATATGCCACGCTTCCTGCGGGCAGGAACTGTCCCAGCTACCATCGAGGATCAGCACTTTACATTTGTTGATGATTATTCAACATCTTATCTGACCGGCAATATAGGTTCGTCGATTATAATTAACCGATTCTCAAATTTCGGTGGACCAGAAGTGGAATCACGCGGCCACCAGGACTTTAGATCAACTGAATACTCAGTTTACAATTCGCTCAACTTTAAGAACCTAATGGTTACCCGACCCTCGCAGGGTCCTAGCGGCTCGCACCCCGAATGTCACGGCATTCGCATTTCCGACATCCACAACAGCGACTATGGGTTGCGCTCGCATCTCTCACGACATACAGCACGCTTCGGCAGAGATTCTGTCGCACTTCAGACAGTTCCTTATGATCTTACCACCAACATGCGCATTACGTGCGGTCACGGCGCGAGAGCGTATTCCGGAAAGGGCGGGTTGCAAGCATGGTGGAGATTAAACGAAAATGTCTCGTCTGCCGGCATCGTCCACGATCATAGTGGATATGGTAGAACAGGTAGTTTCGATGCCGCCGGCGACCGACCGGGCTACTCCACCGTTTTGTATCCTTCCCAATATATTCAAATAGCAAGCTGTACATGGGATGGAACCGACGACGGAGCAAACATCGGCTCAGAAGCCGAGTGGAACAACATTATCGGCACCGGATCCGGGGGTACATCTAAGATGGCTATCTCCGGGTGGATTTATAAGGGAGGCGACGGCGGTGGTGGCACTGGAAGAATTATTTCCTTTGGTCAAGATGATATAGCTTTATATGGGAGCACCTCAGATCGACTCTATATGGCTGCAGAATTCACCACAACAGACGCAGCCTGGTATACGGATTCTAGCGCAATTCAATTAAGTGGCTGGGATCACATAGTAATGTCATATGACGCTACCACTGCTTCAAATACGCCGGATCTCTATATTAACGGCGCACCCGTGTCTTGGAATGCTGGAAGCACGGTGCCAGTGGGGGATTTTTATGGAATTGGTGGTACTGATTGTGCGATTGGCAATAGAGCCGCCGGCGACCGTGCCTTTAAGGGACAATTAGCAGACATAGCGGTTTGGAATACGACTCTCACGGCAGACGATGCCAAAGCATTATACATGGTAAGCTCCTCCGCTGGAGACATCCGCGGACTGCCAGCACCCGGCGCAACCTACGACCAGCTTCCGGGCTTCCACAAAGTTCATCGCAACAATTTGCAGAGAATTAAGCCGGTTGAAACAATTACCTATGGATATTCGACTGTATCTTATGAAAATACAACCGGATTACTTTATGAGCCGACCAATTATGCTCCTACGCTGCTGGCACACACCACTACCGGCATATCAGCCTTAGTGGGTGCAGTGACAGGTTCGACCGGCGCCCAGTCAGCAGGTTTCACGTGGACGGGCTGGCTTAATTTTGGAGCCAAGAGCATAGGCGCCGAAGAGCCAGTTTTCTCGCTGGGAGTGCGCGATGGACCTGTGCCCGCCTTCACCATCGCCAAAAAACTGAACAACCCCAACATCTGGACCTTTTTTGTGCGCGCAAGAACGCAAGATACGCTGGCATCCCCAACAGCGGAAAGTTGGCTGATTGCATCTGCGTCTTGGACCCCCGCAGAGTTGAGGTCCACCCCATGGACAGGCTCTTGGAATCACTTTGCTGTGACTTGGCATGCCGACGTCGACGGAGCAATTGGTGGCACGAATCCGGCAAAAATCTACTTTAATGGAGTTGAACAAGCACTTGATGTCTCCGGATCCGGATTTGATTATTTTGCAAATACAGCAGCCACAGTTGCTAGCGTGAGAGCGTTCGGCTCCATCAGTGCAGTTAATAACGATGCACTGTTTATTGGAGGGGACTTTGGTGCAGTAAATGTCTTTTCGGGCTCCATGGATGAAGTTACGATATGGAAGCAAGCCCTCAACGCTAGCGATATCTCTAAGATTTATAATAATGGCTTTCCGTGCGATATCACTCAATCTTCTCCCTATCTCAATGGCGCACCACTCTATGATTGGATTCCCTTTCAATCGGGAGTCGACGTCTCCGAGGCGGTTATTCGCAATACAAATCCCGGGACATGGTCCTCGGGCGTTAACTCAGTCGTAGGACAAGGTGGCAACCAATACCTGCCTGTGGCGATGAACGGCGGAAACAACGACATGGTCCCCACCGTCGGACCCCCAGGCTGTGTTCCAGTGATCACCGGCGCAACCACCACAACTACCTACATAACCACTGACAATGTGTACGATAACTTCTTCGTTAAACATCCAATTCCAAGATCATCTCGACAATACAAGTGGCTCACCGGAGCACTCGTAAGTGATCGCAATTGGATCGGCTTCACACCGAGAGATTTCATGATCAGTTCATCGACTGGTGGAACTGTTGGCGCGTACCAGTTTGTGAGCGAGAGTGATTTTGGAACGTATAAAGATTCAGGTACGCGCACCTATGGCGCCACCAGCGGCGCGGTGGCGGCGGCGGACCCAGCGTATGTGGCGGCTTTTGCACCAAACCCACCTACCCTTAATACCACTTTAACAGATCTGGTTGATAGCGATACCAATACTTTAGGTTATGCTACGACGACTCCTTTGTACGCCGCGACTTCTACTGATTCGCAATATGCAAATCGCACCTTTGTGGGCACGTTCTCCACGCAAAAGGCGCTCTTCAATGCGCTTATGACCAAACGCAGCGGGTTCTTTGGTTATCCCACGTGGCAACAAATGCGGCATGCAGACAATCCCATTTTACAAGCGCAGCGTAAAGCCAATGTTGTTTCAATGGTTAGCCACACACTCCCCCGGGGAGAGCTAGCACGTTATAATATGCCCCCCGTTTCCATGGAAGGTCGACCAGTCGTTGCAAACTTTGACCTATCGGACGGCAAGGATGTTACTGCCATCGCAACCCATAACAATGAATCGGTATATTTCACATCGGTTGACATGAGCAATGAATTCGACATCGACTTCGATTCTTATGATACACCGTTTGAGCAGCTTGTTCGCAGTGTTAGAAATCTCAATGTCAGCCCCTTGGCACCCTTTAATTGGGTGATGTACACTCAGAAGCTTTTCCCGTCAGTGCGTAATGAGTTTACGTCTGGTTCAAATGAGCGCTTGAATTACGATAATAGATTCTGGCGCGCCGGCAGAGTAGCACGTGATATCAAGAACGCTGTAACGGCGAGTCTTCTAACAGATATCCCGTCCACGCCTTCCTGGTTGTTTGATTTTTTTGAGAATGGAAATTTTGCATCTGTTAATCCGTTGAACCAATGGGTTAAAGAAAGCTCGTGGCCCCTTGACGCTCCCAACAACTTCATGAGCCGCAGCGGACCACCTTCCCTGAGCAAGATGGAGCTGCTCGGCAAGCCCAATTTGCTCTACGTATTTGTGAACTATAAAGGACAAACAGGCTCGGCGGGCGTTTTACAAAATACATATACTAACTTCTTTTCCGGAACTGCCTTCACGGGACATTTCAGCGCCCAGTGGAAAGCCGAGTGGGCAGACCCCCACAGAATATTATATTCTACAGCCGGACCTCTTTATGCTCGAAAGCACCTGATCTCCAATCCTCGCTCGTTTGTATCGCGGACTGGAATTACCAACATCCAAACAGGGGGAATGAACATTTGGGACGGTCCACCAACGTGGACCAATAATGCATGGCTAACAGGAAACTGGGTCGGAAATCAAATAGTGCCTATTGGTGGCGGCGAAGCTCTTTGGGAGGCGGGAGAGACAGCCGGAGTGATGAGAAAAGTGCCGTCCACTGTAAAGAATGCATCCCTTGGCACATACGAGAGCGAATTTCAACTCAGCGCATCTGAGCCCTGGTTTGATACCTATGGAGATTTCCGATATCAACTTAAATTGATGGCCAAGGATTATGCTATAGTTCCGGAATATAGAATAAGCGAACATATTGATGAATATGAGAAGTATGGTATGCCAAACACTCTTGAGCTAGAGATCCCGGGCGCCCTTCGAATTCCATTGAACCCCACAAGCTCAGTCGCCTCAATTTCGGGACAGCCGAATTTCTATGTAGATTATTCAAATTCAGAATTCTTGCAAGACTTTCTAAAAATTAGAGAAGACACGCTTCTTAATGCTCGACAGATTAGATTGGTGTGTTCGGCAGCTATCCGATTCAACCCCTACAAGGGATTTTATCCCGCTCAAAGGACTGTACAATTAGTCGAGCAATTTAGAACATCATATGAAAGCTGCTTTAACTCCTTCTTTTCTTCTCCTCATGTCTCGCCGGGCTCAGATCCCTTTGGAGGAGATCACGAATCTCAAGGGGGCACCGCTGAGGGCGAAATGTTCTTTCCGACGGGGATGAGCAGTGTTGCGCCGTTCCCCATGATGGGGGCGGTGTTAGCGAGGCCAATTGCTAATGCTCTATTCTCCCCCGGGTTGTTATACAACTCTATTAAATCGGGGTTAGCGGTGGATTATCCGATTGCAAGGATGAATGGATACACGCGCCCAGAATGGCATGGAGGAAACTCTACAGGTTATAATGATGTAGCCAGAATGAAGATCGGTACCACTTCTGAACAAAACTATGCTCTATCATTTGGACCCACAGCTACTCCGGTCATAACTGTTTCAGGTGGTAGCGATATTAATAGAAGCTTTTTTGAGAAAAGAATTCCTTTTGAGGCACTTCTTGATCCTGCGGGTGTTCTAGATGGAACTATTTTTTATGATATGGAGCCAAACCCGTCTGCGTCTGTCCACCAGCTTACAGGCACTTTTTCGGGAGATGCTGATGACGCTATTTATGAAAAAATGGCGAAAAACTTTTTTGGACAAGTGGGAGAATTTTTCCTCAAAGGAGAAGACTATACGAGTATTAAATCCGACGTCGTCACTTCGGATCAAAGATTTGAAGCTGGTCAGGTGTTCATGGGGCGCGTCAAACTCCGAAGATCAATCTCTGGCTCTAGAAACTATATTTCTGAATCTGTTTTGAGTCCAGTATACCATACATGGTCCGTTAACCCCTATGGGCGCGATGGCGGACTAGCCTACAATCAAGATACGGGCTCCACGGCGTGGACTCTCGCCGGCTACGGTCCTTCTCCGGAGTGGTCTTTTCACTCAGGAGGCATTGGAACGGGATCGACTTTCCCACTTCCGCAAGATCCTGTATTCTCTAACGTCCATGAAACTTTCACCATGTACAGTCGACCATCGGCATTTGGTCCCGCTCTCGCTGGGCGAGCGTACAGTTCATCGGCGACACACTCGGAACAGGTTTTCCCTCTAGATTCTTTTAATGGGTTTAATTGGGCTTATACTCCTCCTTATTATAATGGTGAAGGTTGGGTGGATCTAGTCTTTAGACCTTCCCACACTAAGAGCTATGATCTTGATCAGATTATGGCAGAAACTAAAGCCGTACATTGGCGTGTGGACGCTGGGCAGATGTCCGGCGCGTACCACCCATTCACGCACGCATGGGGGACCTTCTGGAAATATAATAATCGATTGATTCATGGCGATTATCCCACCATGATGACATCCCCGGGCATGGCCGCCTCCGGTGCACCGGGACCCTCTGTAGATCCTGCCTTCTTGAGCCACATGTGGTCACGTAATCCTTATAGCGGCAACCAGCTTAATCGCAATGCCATGCAAGTTACTGCCGCCATTAATATATTTGGGATTGAAGACGTTCCTTTCACCGAGACAACGAAATACCCGCCAGTCGTAACGACCCACGCGGCACCTTCCGGCAAAAGATGGGTCATTAAACCCAAGTTTGAAACTCCCATGCTCAATTTCAACGATCAGGGAACTCGCCCACTGACCAATCCTGCTGCCAGAGCGGCCGCGCACGGAGGTCAGCCCGACAGCGGCAAAGATGGGTACCCCGCCGACCCCTTGGCGGCAATTTACAGTACGGCATCATATATTTCCGTGCCGGCGTACATGTCTGCCTCGGTACCACGAGGAATGTGGCATCAATTTGGCGTGATACCTGATAAGCCTTCGGTGGGAGTTTTTATGGAAATAGGAGACATTCCCAGAAGATGGCTGAGAAATCACTATTTGATGCTCAATACTGGAAGTATCTATAATGATTATATTCCCACTCTAACTGGAGGCGCCTTTAGTCCTCTTTGGAAAGAGGTTAAATCTCTTCCCGATCTCGTTGGTTTTAGAAAAAAAGCCTCATCTCGCCGCCTCGGAGAACTTGCAGAGAGTCGCACACTCAGAGAAGCCGTGGTGGCGGTCCCCTATATTCTAGAAACAATCGAAGTGGGCGGCGCCAGCTTCTCAGCCGCGACCTTCACACGAAAGAAGTTCGTAGAAATCCCTCCAGAGCGATTCCGCGCAGCCATGAGCGGAACTCTTAGTGCAGAAGGAGACTCGCTCGACGCCGCTGGAGCCTCGATTCGGAAGCAGCTTCAAAAGATGAAAAGATATGTAATACCTCCCAATATGGATTTCCTCAATGATGATAGGATCCCTCCTTATGTGATGTATTTGTTCGAATTTGAATATAAGTTAGATAGAGATGATTTATCCTATATTTGGCAAAATATAGCGCCGAGAAACTACAAGAAGATTACCTTTGAAGCACAGTCAGTCGCCCACGAACTGGTTAGCACAGAATTGTTGGATGAGAGTATTCTTGCTGAGAATGAAAACCTTAGATGGATGGTATTTAAAGTGAAACAGCGCGCCACAAAGACCTACTGGGATCTCATTCCGGGGCAAGTCTCCTCAGAAATCGCAACTCCAAAGTATGCCATGGCTTCCGTAGAACCTCCAGAGAGCCCTCTGGACAGATTACAGTACAATTGGCCCTATGATTATGTATCTTTTGTAGAGTTGATTAAAATGGATGCGGAGATTTTGTATAAGCCGCCAGAATTCTCGGAGATGTCCGCAGAAGAACTTGCTGACAAGTTCGGCGCTGGCGGCGGAATACCCGACTTTGGCGAAACAGGTGGAGGCACCGAATAATGGCTAAGTTTATTAATAAAAAAGAAAACGTCTATCAATTCAAGTTAACTCCTTATGGGCATTACCTTTTTTCTGTTGGCAAGTTTAAGCCGGAATTCTATGGCTTCTATGACGATAATATAATTTATGACGCTGAATACGCCGGCACAACCAACGAAACCCAAAACAATATTCATAAGCGCATCAAACAAGAGACTCAGTACCTTGAAGGCTGGGCAATTTTTGAAGATATTGAAAAAGGCAACAACACGTATGTTGATAATGAGGTTGGTAATTATTTTGAAATTGATATTACTCCGACAATGCAGCACCCGAGAGCAGATATTTTTCGGGTTGAAGGGATGATTGGAGATGCGTATCTTGAAGGAAATACACAAAAGGCTCCCGCATGGAAGGTTGTAACTCTTGACGGAACGATTAAGTCATCATCCGCTGAAGATTCAGTAAATAATGTTAAGATTCCTCAACTCAATATAGAATTAAATTATTTTAAAAAGGTCGAAGAAGATGATATTGTCGGAGATCTCAAAAGCTCCGACTATCGAAACACCATCGAAGTCAGCAACGTATTTGCAGATGGAAACGTCATTAAACTTATTAGTGAAGATTTGATGGTATATGCTGAAGAGCTAAACACTGTACTCTTAACAGAGAATTTTGATGTTGAAATATTTGAAATTTTAACCGGTGCCATTATGGGCACCCAAGGAACCCCTCTCGAACGCACCGCCTCCGCAACTGACATCTTAAGCAGAAAATACTTCCAGAAAGATTACGAACGCATTCAAGGCGGACTTATAAACGAGAGTAGATACACATCTCCAAATTATAATCTATTTATGACAACTAGCAGCGTCGATTATTACTTTGATGTAATGCACGACTTTGAGATCTCATCTGAAGTGGCATGCAAAGGTGCCGACATTTACAATAGAGATTCTTATTATATTGATTTAGACTTTGAATGCGATACACAAACTTATGAATCCGTTTATAATGATATATACGGACCAGTGACGGAGCCCGAGATATGCCTGTAAAATTTCACGGAAACACTATTAATAAATTTGGTACGACGTTGCCAACCCTATATTTGGAACGAGTGAATATTTTCGACTCATATATATCAGTCCGAGTGGCAATGTATGTGAACGCCAACGAGGGAGAGGACGACACTTTCACCCTAAACACCGGCTATTTGGAGAAGTTAAACTATTATCTTATGTTTGTAGCCGAAGGGGAGGTGAACTCGGCGTGGTCTGAAGCTAAGACAAGGCTCAAAAATTACTACCCTCCTGATGAAATTGGGGTCGGAGGAACCCACCGATTAGACCAATTAATCGGAGGAACCAAGACAGTTTTCGATTTAGTAAGATATGGTCCGAGTCAGTATATTGGCGACTCTTCGTCAGGCGCAATGTATGGTCCCGCTGATGTGTTTATGTACGATGGAGACATGTCACCAGGGGAGTCCAACCGCGATTTCACCGATGAACAGGTCCGAGGATCCGACGGAACCAGTTCCTCCACCGGCAAAGTGGTATTTTATCCGAAATTTGGTGGAAAATCTCAAAATTTTAAAATGTTTAGATTTGCAGATTTTGATCTTGACAGCACAGAGGTCTTATACAATACTGATGGTTCTCCCATTTATAAGTTTATAGCCACGATTGATATGGTTGCTGATACTTTTGAGTTAACCGAACTTTCTGAATGGAAGTTTACAATGATCAATTTTATTGCTCAACTTCACCGATTGCGAGATGTGAGTATGGTAACTTTTACATCGCCACTTGAAATTGGAGATATGGATGTTGGCTATGATAATATACTTATGGGATCCCGCAAAAACAAAGGCAGAGCGAAGCTCTACGAAGCTCAAGTTTCTGACGCCACCTACGAGAAGATGACCCACTATGGAGAAATCGTAAGCGATCCTATTCTGATTTATGTAATGCCCAACGGAGAAGAGTACGACGAAACCCCCATCCAGGCAATCAATGGACTTTATTATGGAGATACAGAGATTGCCCTAAGCGATATTGTTGCCCTTTTCAAAGAATTTGTGGGAACTGGAATTAGCAACAACAGCATTGTCCAGAATATGTATGACAATATAAATTATATTTTGGAAGAGCACGGAAGCAGTATCGACCTTTTGGTGCAATTAAACTTTTTTAGAAAAACCTTCCCTGAAAAGAGTACCACCACCGAAGGCGGTCGAATGTACGAAAAAGTAAAAATTATGATTTACAATGCCAACAATGCTGTTGAAAGCGGCACTGTTCTCATGAAGAAACTCATTAAAAGCCCAGTTGTAAAAGATCGCCGCACCATCACCCCAGCGCCATATAGGGGCTTGGTGGATGGATGGGAGGTGGGCACCGCTGCCATGACATATAACTACATTAATCCATCGATGGTGCTGGTAAGTAAATTTAGCACCCGTCCTGAATCGTCGGCGGAAATGGATACTATGGACATTTATACCTCGGGATATTGGTTTTTTGATTACGAACGGGCTATTCGAAAGGGCAGCAATCTTTCAAGATTGTTACCAATAGACAGAATAGAAAGCTGGTTTGGCCAAGAGATAATAAATGATAGTTTCCGGCTCAAGCAGACGAATCGCCGGCGCCGTCGACGGATCCAGAACCATATGGAATATACTGTTAACGCAGCCGGTGACCTGCAGCAAGTCGGAATCTCAGAGACGGATGGGGAAATAAATGATCGCTACGGAACAACCCGCCCGGCCTCATGGCCCGATTCTAATGATCATGGAGATCTGACAAATCCCACCCCACTAGTTTCTCTCTCTAAAGCAAGATATGATGTTAATTCAACAAACCCATATCCTGACTTAGAGTATAGCGATGTGTGGACAAATTCAGATTATAAAGGCGATTCCGGATACGGAGGAGGCACGTGGAAGTCCATGAACACCGGTGAAATAAACCCACCTGCCATCGACACCGACACCGGAGAGGGCGGCGGCTATGATGAATCTCTGCTCGGCATCGATTCCGATAAAACAGAATATACTTATGATTGTTTAAGAAATTTTAAATTTGCTAACGGTCTCACCATTGATGATAAGCCTTATCGGCTCATGGCCATGGAGTTTCAAGATCTTTGCCATAATCAAAAAACCAATATTGATTATGAACCCACCTTCAATGACTTTTTTACATTTAGCGTGGCGGTTCGCGACAGAACTATGAATATTTATGATGCCTTCGTGGGGGCGTATAGTTCCATGGCAACCGGAAGCCTTCAAGAATATGTAGAAGCCGCGGCAGAATACTGCAGCTATAATAGTCCAGAAGGATATTTCAACACATTCTTTATTAATGCGATGCTTCAAAAGTATGAAGGACTCCCCGAAACAGCGCCATGGGTTTTAGCTCCCACGATATATCACTTTCATGCGGATTTGCTAACAGATGCCCATGGTGGTTCTCGTGATAGAATTATTGACGCCGCAATACGAGACAGTGAGCTAATAAACCCAACCACTGGAAGATTAGAAGGATTGCAAGAATTTTGGCAGAAATTTAAGGATTTCTACACAGCCCATTACGAACCTTCCAGCGGCGATATTGCTGTGGCTTCTGAAGGTCTCGAAAATTACACTGCTGTATTTGGAAAATTTAACTCTGGCGACGATGGTGGATCTGGGAACCGCATCGCAAAATATCCGCTGCCGGAACTTCAAACTGATTATCTTTTTGGGGCTGCCTATATAGAATTGGTAAAATCTGATCACATCTCCGCGCCGGAGACGTGCATTCCCGGGAGAGTCTGGAAGCCCGGTCGCTGGGTTAGCGCCGCGTCACAGTATATAGTGGACCGACCATGGGGCTTTGACCCGGGTCATGTTTACGTCTCGCAGGAATATGTTGATGCCCACGGGATCGATACTGACGGCACCTGGGGTTTTTGCATGAGCGAGACCACCGGTTTACCGCCGGGGTGGACCAGCCTCGACGATGGCAGCGCCGAAGCCGCCGCAGCCGCGACAGCGGAAACCCGCGGAGAGATCCGCATGGTTAAAATGGGCTTCGGATTCAAGCAGATCCCCGACTGCGGCGCCAAGAGTGGTGGCTCCGATGGTTGGATAAGAATCACCGTGGTAGGAGAGTCTGGCGAATTGCCCGACGGAAGTGACCCATCCAACCCCACCACGTCGATGATCACCGACAAACTTAGTCGCGACGTGTCCCGGTCCGACGGTTTAAAACTCTATAACAGCAGATGGGATTTCGAGCGCGGCGAATGCAAACCCAATAGCGAAAGATATCGGACGGTGTATCTTTATGCCGGTATAGAATATAGCATTACATGGCATGCACGCGCCGACTGCACAGGCGCTGGGCCCTACGGCGCCACGGACGCAACGAAGGTCTTCGTCACAAAGAGAATCAAGGTGCCTGCTGGCGTGGAACACATCGAAGACGAACTCGAAGGAACCCTCGGCAGCACCAGCGGACAAGCGATTGGAAGCTCGATGCCAACCAAATACACTCGTTATATTTTGCGATGTGATTGCGGCAGCACCACTTCAGTTTCCTATTCAGGCGACTCGAATCATGGACTTTATGCGAAATCCCCCACCTCTCAGTGGGAAGATAGCATTTTCGAAAACGATCCTCAATGGAACAAGAGCAGCGAGACGTGGAATGGAGATCTTCCGTAAGCTTAAAAAACAAGAGCTTTCTATTTATTTTTAGAAGGAGAAACAAAACAAATGGCAGCACGAACAACAGTAACTTCAGGATTTTTATCAAGACCAGCTTCTCGAAAAGCGCTCGCCGAGCGAAGCTCAATACAGGTATTTCAGGGAGTAGCTTATTCGCCCTCCACCGGAGCCGATCAAATTTTAATTGCTCGCTTTAACCAAGATTTACAAAGAAACGGCTTAAAAGCCGGAAGCAATCAATCCCAACCTATCGCACAATTAGCTTCAGATGCACTGGGAGTCGCCGGCATAAGCCTCGCAACACTGCCAGAACAGAAAAAAAAGAATTATTCCCTCATCCACACACAACTCGATACTGAAATTATTGAGAACCCTAGCATTCTAAACCCTTCAGAATATAGAGATATTGAAAAGCGCAAAATAACGCTAGAAACGATGTTTGCTCTTCCAGGCGATCCATTCTATACTTCTGATGGACCGCTATCAACAAGCAAGCAAAAACAAATAAGAAAAGCAGAGGAGAAGGCGGCACCCGATCTTACAGCGCTTGCTGTGAAGATGATTCAACAAGCCAATTCTTCTTCTCAAAAGACCATAAGAGCTTATGGCATAGGGAGGAGATAAAATGGCTGATCCATATGGCGGCGGAGGAGGTGGCTCAGACCGCGAATCCACCGTCGGCGCGGAAGAAGCAGCCCCAAGCGAGTTGGCCGGATCACTAACCACTGGTCCACAAGGAGAGCTTTCTGTTGTTGCGGGAATCCCCAGCACCAGCATAGATAGTGAGGGGCTAATAGTAGCGGGCAACGGCGTAGACGTTGCTTTTCAATATCAGAACACTTTCGCCACCGCCGCAGGCACCGTTGGTGGAGCGTCGGAATACGCCGGCGAGGAACTGGATGCCGACTCTGTTAGCGAGTACTCAGCGACTGATGCACTTGGTCTTGACGACTTTGGCAATGAATCCATGGGCATTTTTACTCAACAGCATGCTGGTGAAATCGTACATTCGAGAGGAGTGAGCGAGTGGTCAGATGAGACAGGTTATACAGAAACAACTTTTCGGCTGTATGCGCCGTTCCAAAACTTTAATCCCGAATCGCCAGTCATCGCTCCCAATCCATCCGGAGTTGCTACGGAAGATTGGCATATTGAATATGACGCGGATGAAATCGAGGGCTTAGCCAAAAGTTTTCCCTACCTCCCCTCGGGTACGACAGCCCAAGATATTATTGAACAGGAAATGTTGAGCATGGCAAAAGAAGTTTTGCAAACATTCCCAAGCACAGAGCTTCACTTTTCCAAAGCAAAACACCCGAGATTGTTGGATGGCAACTTGAGAGCATTTAGAACAAGAGAAGTCGGACAAGGAGTGAGCCTGGGGCTAACGATGACCAACGTAGAAGAAGAATCATCTTACAGCTAACGATGATTAACGTAGAATAAATTATGAGCGATAAAGTAGAAATAAAAAATATTGATACCAACCTGATGTCGGGTTCTGGCGATAAAGTTAGAAATGTTATCGGAGGGTACTGGACCATATCTGATTCGACAGAGCATGGTTCCGCTCTCGTATTCTCCGAGGCGCCCGAAGATGACGGATCCACATGGGTCGACGCTATTCACGCAGCAGATATTAGTGTAGCACCAGCTAGCGCATATGTTACAGCTTCGGCAACTTCTATCATCCCCAATTACAAATTTCCTGTTAGGATTTTGGGAGATCCAGATCTCATTAAAGATGATGCCGAGTGGAAAGCGATTTTAAAAGGAGGCACGTGGGGGACTGCCTCATATGAAGGCTTTTTAAGCGAAGGAACGTTTGACTGTCACAATTTTGTTATAAATACCCCCTACTCATTGCTCGATGCTAAGAATATAGATTCCGCTAGCTATGGCACATATCCTTATTATGAAGTGAGGTGTAATTATCAAGAATATTATCCCGCCTATGAAGACAAGATGGCTTCCCGCAGCAGCGATCTGCTGATCCCCAATCTTTACCTCTTAGAAATGTTCAGACAATCAGCAACCCTCAGTCCTGGAGAGATGTGGCACTCTGATCCAGATTTCGCGGTCGATGAGGAGATCGGAAGATTTGTCTCTATGGAGGCGACCCATAATCCGACGTTGATTTTGAGAGACACGACAACTCTTTATCCTCCCCCTTATGTAGAGACAGAAAGCGACCCAACGATTGCTGAAGGCATGTATAACGACAAGACAAAGAATCTGCGAGATTATCTAACAGGCACCCTCGTCAATGAAACTTTGTCTGCCTCAACGGCTCAATTCATCGTAAATCGCACCCCCAATCTATTGTTTGATCGCACGACAATGGATAAATATTCGCCTGCGTTGCTACAGGATCAGGTTTTGCCGCGGCTCCCCTATTATGTTTCTTTTGATGTGCCGACCGATGCTCATCGCAGCGCCCTCGTGGCGCAGATGGAAGTAGCTAATTATGATAAATTGTTTTTATCCACTCTGCGCCAGCAGTTTACAGGACACCAAGTGGGCACAGTCAACTATCCCACCATTGCTGCCACAACCTTTGACACAGCAGAGTCTGGCTCGGTCGTATCAAAAACCGTCACTACCAACACATCTTATCGGAGTGCCGATTTTCTCAGAATGCTTTTGAATTCTCTTAATTTATCAGTTACTGATACGCCAGCCGATCAATATTTTATGCAACCGCTCACTGCGGAGATTAAAGCGCTCCGAAATGCTTATGGTTCCTACCGATATACTCACTCTCTTCCTACGTTTGATATGCTCAATACCGTAATAGAACAAATGTATATAATGCCCCTCGATTGCGTGAGTGATGGGTCCACGGGAAACATGTTTGATTTTCTCCAGATGGCCGATGAGGCAGGCGAGGGGGACACGCTGGCATTCCGGATCAACAAGGTGGGAACGTTCCCCACTGCCCCCACTGAGACACAGACGACAGTGCAGGATACGTTTTTTCTTAATACATCCGCCCTCGGCACCAGTTTAAATTATTATGACTCACAAGTGCGCTATGGCGCCACCTACAACTATGAGATTTTTGCCTACGTACTCGTAAAGGGTTATAACTACAAATATTCGGACTTAAGAGCGACAAGGCTAATTGGAACACCCTTCGGATTCACAGCCATTGAAGGTCTGGGTGGCGCCGCCTTGGCGCCCACCTCGTTGCCTGATAGCTACTGCTTAGAGTTTTATAATCTTTCTACGGGACAAACTGCTGAGCAATTGCTAGTTTCAGCAGAAGAGAATGAACTCATGGCCCAAAATGAATATGCTACAAATGCCCAAGTATTGAGCGAAGATCGCTATATGGCTGAGTTTAATTTAAGCTTAGAACCTTCTTGGAAGATTATGGAAGTTTCATTAGGAACCAAGCAAATTACAATTTTAGATCACATGCCGTCGGCTGTAGATATTACACCATATCAAAGAATGGACGACTCTCAAATCATCGGGTTTTACGCGAATCAGGAGGGAGGTCGCGATTCCAAGGATACTAGTCCTGCACCCTTCCCCACTTTGATGACGTCTGACGAACAAACGTATAAGGATAATTATTTGCGTTCATACAACCTTCTTGATGGAGAAAGAATTAAAGAATCATCGGTGTCTAGAGCAAACTTCTTAGAGGTTTATCGTTTAGATACAAAACCAACAGCCATCTCTGATTTTGCGGGAGCCCTTGTAGAAAGTAAAGATTTAACCCTTTCTGGTTATAAATATACAAAAACCAATTGCTTTTATGAGGAGATGGTTGCAACAAATAAAAAATACTATTACTTGTTTAGATTCGTCAATGAGCACGGAATTCCTGGGTTTCTTTCTCCCATATATGTCGCCGAACTTGTGAACGATGGGGGCTACAAATATGCTAAATTTGATGTAATGTATGAAACTGAATTTGACGAACAAAACGATTTAGAAGTTTTCCAGCCAATGAAAAAGCTTTTGCGCATTATACCGAATGCACAACATGTTCTAATGGACGACACCAACGTAGACTATTCAGAATCGGCAGAATCTCAATTAGACAACCTGGGGGTAGGCACCGGTGTTGAAAAAACCATTTGGGACCAGCCCTTTAAAATTCGTCTGACGTCCCGCAAAACTGGTAAAAAAATAGATTTGAACATTACTTATAGAATAAGAGAGGAAGTAATAAAATAATGGCTTTTCAAAATACTGCCGGCACCATCATCCTAGACGCAGTTTTAACAGACATTGGACGCAAAAGAATGGTTCAAGGAAACTTCAAAGTTACCAAGTTTGCGCTAGGAGATGATGAAATTAACTATGAACTCAGAAGCCCCAGCAAAGATAGTTTTAGCACCCACGCAGGTCTTAAAAATACGCCTCTTTTTGAGGCATTCGCTGCTGAAAATGCGGCAATTAATTATGGGCTGGTAAGCTATGACCGCATGGATGTATATTATGTGCCTGAACTTGTAATAAATCACACCGGAATAGATGAGAGTGCCACCCCATACCCAAGCGTAAGGTCTGGACACTACCACATCTCCGTGAACGATGAAACAACAGAAAAACTCAAAGCAGTGATGGGAACCGAAGGGACACTAGAGAGCAATGAATTAACAAAGACAAAACTCTTAGTTGAAAGTGGGATTAATACCCCCTCCGCGGAGACCCTCGGCGCAAATCTTCTCACTGATAAGTTGGCAAAAGAAAGATATATTTTAAATATGAATTTGTATGATCTATATTTTATGGTTTATTGTGATTCACGTTTTATAGAAAATGTGTTAAGTTGTCATATGGACTCATACATTAAGGATAGTGTATTGGAATCACAGATCTATATGAATTTCGAACCCTTGAAACGAAATATAAAGGTTTCTTTGGCATCGGTCACCGACAAGTTTGATACCTATAAAATTGAAGCTGTCGACAACCAGATTTATAACTGGAAACCTGTGACGCCCACCGGACAACATTCAGCCCTTAATGGACCCCGGGGCACCATCCTTGCACTCAATTTTAATATCTTCGACGAACTAAGAGGAGACTCCCAGTCTGATGCAGGGGACAAATATTATATTTTCGGAAAGAGATCGCAAGCTCTTTTCGGAGGAACAGACTTGTACGATTATATCGATACTACTATTTATATTGAAGGACTATCGAGCAACGCTAGACTTCAGGTGCCACTAAGGATCATTAGATATGCTGGCACATAGAACAAAGAAAAGTGCTTATATAAGTAGAACAAACAAAATAACAACTATTTATGAAAGAGAGGAAGAAATAAATGGCTTTTTTGGATAACTCCGGCGACATCATTCTTGATGCAGTATTAACTGAGACCGGTCGAAAGAAATTAGCAAACGGCAATTTTTCGATTGCAAAATTCGCCCTAGGCGATGACGAGATTAACTATACAACCTACAACAAGAATCACGCGTCGGGCTCGGCATATTACGATCTAGAGATTCTTCAGACACCCGTATTAGAATCTACCACCCAAATGAATTCTAACATTAATTATGGATTATTGGCCATCACCAATCCCAATATTCTTTATATGCCCGCTATTAAAGTCAATGAAAAATTGGACGACGAATCAATGTTTGCGACAAGCGGCATTTACTATGTGGCGGCAAATCTTGATACCCACACAGCATTACAAGCTTCGACCGCGTTGGACGGCTCAAAATTTGTACTCAACGGCTATAGTACTTCCTCTCGCATTATTTTGTTTGAGTCGGGAATCGATTCGAGCAGGATTTCGGCCACCACCGCCAACCGGAGTGCCTATCTCGTTGCTGTTGATATGATTGACAGCTCTTTCACTATTCAAGCAGATGCTCGATTTGTTGCGACCGTAAATGGACTCGCAACAGGAGGTGTGTTTACAAACAATAGCAGTGATGAATTAACTGAGACGTTGAGCCCTGCAGCAGCCGGCACCGGCGTAGCATCAACCGGATTGACCAATTATAGTGATTATTCGGTACTTGGACTCACCAATTCAATCACCGATACCGACTCGGGCACTTCCATATGGACTGCACTAGACGGTCCATGTGGAACCATTGGAGGCGTACAATTCCAAGTTGTGGGCGGACTGGGCGACACTGTCACCAGAGACAGTTCCTACGTAGATTATGGCGCCACAGGACAAAACCTTTTCAGCGATGGCAATACTTATGACTATATTGATACTACCGTTTATGTTGTCGGAAGCAATAGTGCGCAAGTAATCCAGTTGCCGATTAGAATCACCAGGAAAGCAAGTTAAATTAGGAGTTTATGAATGCCTGTACAAAATTATGAAATTATTGACACAAACACAGATGTGACAACCACTCGGACATTGCTTCATGAAGTGATCCCGATGACTGGAACCATCGTCTCCGGCACATATGCCGACAACAACATCAAGAATTATACGCACGGCATGTTTCAGTCCGTGTATGATTATCCATATCTGAGTTCTTCGGCTAACCACATCTTTGATATAACAATGGGCTTTGATGAGGGTGCTACGGAGCCCGGGGACGCTACTCGAACTTTATCGTCATCCGCAAACCTCTATGGCGTCCAGGCTTCGAAGAAGATCAACATGTATAATCAAATGTCTCAGGTTCTGTTGGGCTATACAGGCAGTGCCAACACCACAGAGATTTTTGAAAGTGATCTGAACATCGGTGACGATGATAACCAAATGACATCCTGTTTCTTTATTACGCTCTCGCGCCTTATTATGAAGGAGCAGATCAAGAAGGGCACCTTTAGCATGACGGTGGGTACCGGTTCTTATTTATACTATGGAACCTCCAGCGCCTACTCCCAAACACTTATTGATGCATCCGCATCAGCC